AGGTTACCTATCTAAAGCGATAGACACCCCCAAACTTAATGCAGTAGTTGAGTACATTGAAGAAGTCCTTAGTGCTGACCCCAAGAATAAAGTAGTTCTATTTTCTTTCTTTAAAGAAAACCTAAGATTGATTAAAGAATCCACCTCTAAGTTAACAAAGAGTGTTTTATTTATGGGCGGGATGTCAGCGGAAGATCGCGATAATTCTAAACAACAGTTTGGTACTGACCCAGATACCAGGTTGTTCCTCTCCTCAGATGCTGGTGGGTATGGTGTTGACTTACCTATGGCCAACTATCTAATTTCATATGACCTTCCATGGAGCAGTGGAAAACTTGAACAAAGAGAAGCAAGAATTATTAGACTTTCTTCAGAATTTCCTCACGTTACTATTGCAACTTTTGTTATGCAGGGTAGTATTGAGGAACGCCAATACGAAATGCTTCAACAAAAACGTTCAATTAATGAAGCATTTGTAGATGGAAAACACCATGATGTTCGTGGTGGGTTTGACATAACACTAGGAAGCCTCACGCAATTTCTGCGTGACTCACACGTATAGGAGCACCATGAGTAATAACTCAAAGATCCATGAAATTGACCTAGGACGCATAGTTACTGAATACGTAAACTTAAAGAGCCTTATTGAAAAATACCAAGAGCGCCTAGACAAGATTAAAAAAGAGCTGAGCAGCCAAGTAGATTCTTTCGGAGACGTTGATGACAAAGGACACAAGTGGCTCCCTGCAGGAGAGCACCAACTTAAAAGAGAACGTCGTGTGTCTATCAACCTAGATAACCATGCTGCAGAACAGTGGGCTAGATCTAAGAACATGTGGAAAGACGTCTCTGAAGAAGTAAGAATACTTAGCGAAGATAAGCTTTTAGGTAAAGTATGGGATAACCCAGAACTAAAACTTGAACTTGACGAGCTTTATGTCAAAAAAGAATCATGGGCGTTTAAAGTCGTAGAGGGCAAGAGTTACGGAGACGAATGATGCCCAAAGACCCGTTAGACTTCTTCAACGATCTACCTGACTATCCTGGTAAAACTCCTCCTAAAAATAGAGAAAGTGCCAAGAAAAAAGATTCAAGACTTGAAGATAGACTAAATGGTGCACGTGGTAAGGTTTTCCATATGTCTGGAGAAGAGCGTATGTTCTTTTCTGTTGGAGAACTTGCTAAGGCATTAGATAGAAAGCCGGTGACCATTAGGATGTGGGAGCAACAGGGGTGGATACCTAGAGCCACTTTTAGAACCCCCACACCACGTGGCCAACAAATTCCTGGAAAAACTTTGAAAGGTCGTAGACTTTACAGTTTGGAGCAGGTAGAGTTTCTGATTGACGCTGTTGATCAGTTTCAAATTTCCAACCCAGCAAAGGCCAACTGGGATGGATTCAGAAAATACATAAAACAAAAATGGCCCAACTAACAAACACAAAGGACAAAATAATGAGCAGATACGACGACGACGACGAAACAGAAATCATGGAAGAAGCGGCAAAGCCAACACGTGCAAGCCGCAAAATCGATGATGATGATGATGACAAGCCCGCTGTGGCTACCAAAGTAATCCGTAGTGGTTGGGGTGCTGTAGAGCAAGCTAAATCAGCAGATTCCCCATACGCACAGAGATTACGTATTTCAGAAGATACAACCATTATTAAGTTTCTTGAAGATGAGCCGTACGCCACCTACCGCCAACACTGGGTAGAACGTACTGGTCAGAAGTCTTTTACTTGCATTGCTGACCTAGACCCCAAGGGTTGTCCGCTTTGTGATGCAGGTAGCCGACCCTCAACACGATTTGCGTTTAACGTAGTGTTGTTGTCTTCAGATGCTGAACCAATGCACAAGTCCTATGAAGTTGGACCACGAGTTATTGACCAACTTAAGAACTTCCACATTGACCCACGACAGGGACCACTTTCCAAGCACTACTGGGCGGTCAGCCGTTCAGGCAAGGGTGCAACTTCTGCAACTAACCATCAGTTAGTTAAGGAACGAGATCTTGAAGAGTGGAATATTGACGGTCTTACCGAAGATGACTTAAAGGTTTTCCGCAAGGATGCCTACACCCCTGAAATTATCCAAATCCCAACCCGCAAGGACCTTACTCAGATTGCCTTAGAAGATTTGGCAGACTGAGATGAACCAGTTTAATGGTTGCATGGGGGGCTTAACGGCCCCCCATGTTGTATCTACAATAGAAGAGTTACAGGAAATTGTAGCTACAATTACTGAAGTAGGGGCGTTTGCATTTGACGTTGAAACCCGAGGTATTGTAGAACGGCATTCTGATGTTATGGCTTGGATTGACCAGGAATGGGAAACACACGCCACAACCATTAAAACAACCTCTGAAGATGTAATTGCCCGATCAAAAGAAATCCTTGTAAACAAATGGGCAAACACTCTTGCGTTAGATCCAATGCGCAATGAAGTATTTTGGCTTGGGCTTGCTACAGAGGGTCATTCATGGGCAATTCCAATGGGGCATCCCAACGGCGAAATCATTATCCCTGAAGAACGCGGTGATGGCTCTACCATTCCTCCAAGCGGCTACCGTAAACTCCTGGCTAATGGTAAGGAGTCAATGGCTAAGGGTAGGTATTATATCCCAGCAGTGTTTTCCCCTGCTCCGGAACAGCTGTCTCGAACTGAGGTTTTTAAGGAACTTGAACCTATATTCTTTGGTGATCTTGTAAAGATTGGCCATAACGTCAAGTTTGATGCAAGATCTGTTCGTAAGTATTTTAATAATGAACTGCCAGAGGGCCCGTTCATTGACACAATGATCGCACAGCATATCTTAAATGAGAATCTGTCTGAGTACAGCCTGGATAAACTAATAGCCCATAACTTTGGTGGGTTTAACCCCTACCATCAAGATGGGAAACTTGGTGCAATGATAACTTTGGTTCCTTTTTCAAAAGCAACAAAGTATGTGCACCTAGATGCCAAATGGACCTGGCACTTGTACAAGATCCTTTGGCAGAAGATTCAAAACAAAGAAGAACTACTGTCATGCTTACGCCAAGACATGGAAGTTATACGTGTCCTTATGGAAATGGAAGATACAGGTATACCTGTTGACTACAGATCTATGAAGAAGCTAGGTGTTGAACTAGACAAAAGTCTAAACAATTTGCTTCTAAACATGATGGACTACGCTCCCCCTGGATTCAACCCAGATAGCCCTAAACACAAACAACAGTTGTTGTTTACAAAGAAGCGGGAGGGTGGTCTTGGTCTAAAGCCCACCAAGTTTACAGAAAAGGGCTCAGCCTCAGTAGACGAAGAGGCTTTACACAACCTTGAGGCCAAACACCCAATTGTTCCAATGTTAATTGACTGGGCAGAAACAAAAAAGGTTAAGTCAACCTATGTTGATGGGTTGCTTACAAAGCTGAATAAGGGTTCTTTACATCCGTCATTCCACTTACACAGAACTGCCACTGGTCGTTTGTCCTCAAGTAACCCCAACCTACAAAATATCCCAAGAGACAGCAGTGTTCGTAGCTTGTTTGTGGCCACTCCAGGAAATGTCCTACTAGTAGCTGACTATGACCAGATTGAGCTTCGTGTTATGTGCATGTTCTCAGGAGATAAGAAAATGAGCGAATTCTTTCTCAATGGCGATGACATCCACTCTGGAGCAGCTGCTCTTATCTTGGGTAAACCAGTTGAGGAAGTTACTTCAGAAGAAAGACAGCTTGGAAAAGGGGTTAACTTCCTAACTGCCTATGGTGGAGGCCCTCAAAAACTGGCACGAACAACTGGCGTTGACGAAGAGCACGCACGGTTTGTTATTGACCAGTACTATAAACAGTTCTCAGGAATAACTAAATGGAAGAAGTCAATTATTGACGAGGGTATAAAAATGGGGTATGTAAAAACCATCTCAGGTCGCCGCCGCAGACTACCTGACTTACGATCAGACGACTATATGTTGCGTTCTAGAGCAGAACGTCAGGCCGTTAATGCGGTGGTTCAAGGATCAGCAGCTGATATCTGTAAAAAAGCTATGATTGACGTTTATGAAGTACTCAAAGATACAGACTCTAAGATACTTGTTCAAGTACATGACGAACTAGTAGCAATGGTTCCAGAAGACTCAGTGGACGTAATCCAACCTTTATTTATAAATGCCATGGGTGATGGTAACATTATTAGTGGAATACCACTAAGAGTGTCTTGCCACTCAGCTTATAACTGGTCGGAGGCGAAAGGATGATCATGGCTTCAAGCCCAGTAGAAGAACGTAACTTCTATCTGACTCTATCTATATTGGAGGGTCAAAAGTTAGCTCACACTGCTGGGTTCTCTGTGCCGTCTCCGGATGTTCAAGAACACGAGATTATAGACACTATGCAAAAGTGGTTTATATTATCTAATACAGGAGTACTACATCATTTAAAAGAATGTGCCTCATGGATGATAACAGTCCTTCGAGAGAACAATGACTTTGATGAAGTAACCTTAAAAGCTACTGAAAATATTATTACATCATTTGCAGTAGCTACCATTGCGCATCTAGTAGATCAAGATATAATATCTATTGATGAAACTTTAACCTCTGATCCATCTATGACAAAAACAATGGAATCTTTAGTTGAAATGATGCTTTCAGCGGCACTAGATGACCTAGACTATGACGAAGACGATTATGAGGAGGAGGACGAAGAAGATGAGCAGTGACTGGTGGTCAAAAAAACTAAGTGGAGAAAAGCCCGTTACATCTACCAACCGTAGCTTCAACCCAGTTATACCACCTACCTCTGGTGCTATCAGATTCCCGCAACCAGTAATCCCTCAACAAGGTCCTGATGAACCACAACGCGTTTTACGCCCAGATTTAGATTCACAAGCACAAATTACAATGGGTGAAGCGTTAAGACTATGGACGGGTGGGGAAGCTGCCAAAAAACAAGGGGACGTTACTTGCCCTGAATGTGGTAGCCCTAACGTATTTACACGCAGTTCTAGAGCAGCAAGCACAAGTATTCAAGGTAAGTCACCAGCACCAAGATGTTTTGAATGTGGCTGGAATGGCATGTATGACCAAGCTTCCCAGAGTTCCTGGGGCGTCTAACAAAAAGGAAACAAATGCGCATTGATGCAACACGCGAGAGCCTTGATTCAATCATCTCCGCAATCAATAAAAAGTACGGCGAAAACATAATTGTCCAAGGTAATCAAGTCAAAGAAGAAGTACCCCGTATTACTACAGGTATTCTTGCCTATGACTTAATGCTTGGCGGAGGATGGCCAGCAAACCAGTGGTCTGAGATTATTGGGGATGAATCCTCAGGCAAGACTGCACTTGCTTACAAAACTATTGCGGCTAACCAAGCACTAGATCCCGAGTGGGTAGCTATGTGGATTGCTGCTGAAGAGTTTGTACCGGATTATGCCAAAGCAATTGGTGTAGACCTTGACCGACTTTGGGTAGTTGAAACCAACATCATGGAACAAGTTTATGACTTGATTATTCGTGCAATGGAAAACCGTGCTGTTGATTGCATCATTCTTGATTCTTTACCTGCCCTAGTCCCAGGTGATGAAGCAGAAAAGATGATGGATGAGTTCACGATGGGTTTAGGAGCACGTCTTACAGGTAAGTTCTTCCGCAAGAGTAGCAAGGCACAGAAACGCTCAATGGTCGTAGAAGACCGTGGTTGTACAGGTTTGATTATCAACCAATGGCGTGAAAAGATTGGCGTCATGTATGGTGACCCACGAACTACCCCAGGTGGTAAGGCCAAGAACTTCCACTACTTTGCCAGAGTAGAAGTTAAGCGTGACGAGTGGATTAAAGAAAAGGATGAGCCAGTAGGTCAGACTATACGTGCTCGCACCATGAAGAACAAGACATACCGTCCACAGCAGGTTGCCGTCGTAGATTTCTACTTCTCAGAGGCAAACGGTTTTAAACTTGGGGAATTTGACACAATAAAAGATATTGTTAACATCTGCATCTCGGTAGAAATCATTACACGAGGTGGGGCTTACTATAACTACAACGGTCAGAAATGGCAAGGTAAGGAAGCATTACTCAATGCTGTTCGTGAAGATCTAGACATGCAAGCAGAGCTAAGACAGAAAGCTACGGAGTATTTCCTATGATGTTTGGTAAAGAAGAAAAGCGTTCAATAATGAAGGCTTCCAAGAAACAA